GGTCCTGCAGTCAGTATTATATGTAATTGTGTTAAGCTTTTATATGGTTTATCGAACCATATAGTTAGTTTCCACTCTTATGTTGTTTTTCAGGTGATTTGTACAGTCACCTCTCGGAAGAGTAAAATAATTGTGCACTACCCCTATGCAAATTCATTAATTTGAATTGATAGTGCTGTTGTAAATTAGCACCTAATTTTATTATTAGATCCACAACGATGGTATGATTATTCGCAGATAATCGAATCCATGTCTCAAGATAACACTTCTTGAGGAATTTTACAACATAAATATCCAGAACGATGGTAGCTTTATAGAAAGAATCCATGTCCCAGTAGGGGAAAAACGCCTGTGACTCAGGAGGATTATAGGTGTCAGTATAATCAAAACGCGTGACAAATTTAACTTAGCTACGTTGCACGCGGACATTCTTGGGGAGTCCATACCGGTTTAAAACCCGGTCCCTATAGGAGTGATCCGATAGACGAATGTTAAGAACAAAATTTGTAACCTAGTTATGCATAAGCTTCTACTTGCCGGTAGAAGTACCCTGCTAGGCGGCTCTCACTCGTAGTAGCGTTATGCTACGAGATCAAATGAGAAAGATATTCTCCAAAGCCTTGAAATACCAGGTGGCGGATACAGAAAGGTAACAAAATAGTACGCGAGACTAACACGGTAACCCCGTGATCGCGCCTTATAGCGTTGAAATTACAAATTTGGACAATGAGTTGTTTGACTCAGATTTTCACGAAAGTGGAACAGAACAACCCTGTGCTTCTGCAAATAGCGCACAGGGGGCAACTGACTTGCCTAAAGTCACACCCAATAACGAGAAATTTAAAAAGATTACAACTGACACAAAAGATCCCATGGTACCTCATTTATTTGAGATGCCTAACGATCAACAAGGCGAATATGAATCTTCCGATGAAGAAGAAGATTCTGTTTGTGTACATTGCGAGCATGAGTTTTGTAGGTGCGAGTGGTATGATGACCAATATGGAGATCATAGTTGGTGTCTCACTTGCAATCGAGATAACCCAAATATATATTGTCGCGCATGCGATGAGGTGTACTGCGTGTGCCCTCATGATTGCCCGACTCATGTGTGTCATAGGTTATGTAGATTTTCACCCGAATATTGCCCTGTTTGTGCACCATGCGCTTGTTATGGAGCTTGTGGTCGAGAAATCTCAGATACAGATACTAGCTTGGAATATTGCGGCGATTGTGGCCGTGAGTTCGAAGATTGTGTGTGTACGATAGATGATGAATACGAGTTGCAACCCCACGCAACCGAACCATCGCAAGCAGGTGATGATGGCGATCCGCCTGCACAAAAGGAGGATACTGATGAAGATGATGATCCCGGATTAATGGATTTATTAGCATCTATCAGTGAGGTGGAAGGAATGGAAGCGTCCGATAAATGGATGTCCGCTTTGGAAAGTTTGGTTGTATTGTTATATCAAGCTGCACGAGCTAATGATACCACAGATGTTGTTGTAGCCTTGGTGGCGTATATCAAGTCAAACACATCTCGGAGCATATCTCGTTACATTTTTAAAAAGATGGACAAGATTGATAAAACTAAACAACCTATGGCATGGGATATTAGTGACATCAAGCAACGGTGGACTTTGCTGAAGACAAATTCGATATTTGGTAAGATTGCTTGGTTAATATCTGCAGCCATATCTTTGACTGTGTGTGAGATTAACGGAGTGAAATGGACCATTGCGGGTTTTGAGATGTTTTCCTTGCCAGCGATAGAGAAACAAATATGTGCAGTGAGTCTTATAGATGCTGTCATAGATGTGTTTGAGTGGACGTCTGTTACAGGACACAGGATTATCGAAGAGAAATCCCTCGAGCCTTTGTTCTTTTCAGACAATAGATTGGAAAAGTTCAATACTGAATATACGGAGATTGTATCTTCAGCTGATGCAGTGTTGAACGGAAACAGAGGAGAGATTGGAGCATTTGAGAAGAAAGTCGAGGAGTTGATATCTACGTGTGAGTACTTTCGTAAGAGTAAGGCCAATTCTTCTTTGAGTCTGTGGGTAGTCGAACGCTATAGCATCCTTCAGAGTATCAAGGAGAGGATAATAGCTAAGCGTAGGAATACAGCTATTCGTTTTAGGCCCCTTGGAAAGGGTCTGACAGGTCCCTCTGGTGTTGGGAAATCTACATTGGCGAAGATAGTGATGCGCACGTTACTTGAAGCTATGGATTTTCCCTATGACACCACTCGTATTATTTCGAAAGACATGTTTGATAAGTACGATTCCACAATGACATCAGATATACTTGGAGTGTTTCTTGATGATCTTGGTAACGGAAAAGCTGCTTTTTGTATCACTAGTCCCACGGACATAATAATCAAGTTTTTCAACAACATGGCGACTACAGCTGTAAAGGCAGAGTTGGCGTCCAAGGGAGTTGTGTTCGTTGATTTCAAGGTAGGAGTGATAACTTCCAACCACGCGGATTATTCTGTGAATTTGTACACTACCGTTCCTGAGGCGTCTTTGTCTAGACTTTTACATACACGTGTGGCTGTCAAACCCAAATTTAGGAAACCAGGATCAGTAGCTTTGGACCAGTCACATCCAGAGCTCAAGAACACTGACCTTACGAAAGACGTTTGGTTGTTGTCTATCGATCAGAGTGTACTAGTGCCTATAGCACCTTGCCAGCAAAAACATGAGTTTCATCCTTACAAGGTTGTCATTGATGGTGAGTTGATTGTATGCAAGGATTTGGATTTGTACACGTACCTTCGAGTTTTGGTGGATTACGCTAGAAAACACAAGGCAGACCAGTATTCAGTGATCAAACGTTCTGCTGAGTTTGACAAGGTTGAGAGCTGTCGTAAGTGTTCATTGGTGAAGGGAATTTGCAGGTGTGCAGAGCCTGATTTTCATAAACCGATGAGCATTGTGACGCGTGTACCACATGGTCCTAAACCTATATCACCCATTACGGTGATGGATGTGGATGAGACCGACACCAAATCGGTGGAGTCCTCTAATGGACCTTGTGACTCTGATATTGAAGAATTTTTAGAGCATCAATTGAGACAAGCAGATAGTCTAGAAGACATTGAGAAGTTGAAGCCTCACTCAGTTGAATTGGCTAGTGATTTTGTTTCCAATGTGTTGACTGAGTCTGTGAAGAAAACTTTTGCCAACATTTGGACACCATTTGGAACTTTTACTAGTTTGCTTGGTTTCAGGCCTGTCAGAAAGTTGACAACTAAGTACTTATCAGATGAGTTGTCTCAAGCCATATCTAGTAATGTCACGCCTGCTTTGATAGCCTTTACACCAACTTGTATATATAACACAGAGGCTTTCAAGTATTGCGTGTACAGGTGGCAGGCGAATGCGGCATTGTATGATGTCAAACCTTGGTTCAAGAGAGTTGCTATGGTTACTGCAACTGCCATGTTGATTTCTGGAGTCAAGGATAGGAAAGATTGGTGTGGGATGTCATTTTTCACCGGTTATGTTACTACCCTCGGCTTATACGGTCATTACTGGGCGCGGTGTGAAGCATACCAACGAGAGTACACGCAGCGTCGAGATGCTATCCAAGTTGATATGGAGGATAGGAAAAACGCTAGCAAGTACAAACAAGGCGCACTAGCAGTGGCTGGTATCATTGTCGGTTTACGACTCGCAAAGATGTGGTTCGAGACGAAAGAACCTAACTCGGCTACTGTGGTTGAAGCGACTGGAAAGGTTGAAGATCCTGGTTGGTTTGGATTTCTTAAGAAATCTTCCATCGTAGTTGGGAAACAGGATCATTCTAAGCATGCAAGCACGTCTCAATTGGTTCAGAAGATTCAGAAAAATGTGGGCATGGCAACTATTACACGCTCAGATGGTTCAACATCAAAGACCAACGTCGTTATTCCACAGAAAGGAGTTTTGTGGATGCCGGCACATTGTTTCCACACGGCTGGCGATATGACCACTCCCCGACATTCGCGCATGCGCATCAGTGTTTCTAAGGGGTCTACCCCAGGTACACTTTTTGAGCAAGCAATAGATGAAAGGTGTTGTGTTTTTACGGATCTAGATTTAGTTGTTGTGAATATAGCTAAATGTCCAGATGTGCCAACACTGAGTAAATGGTTGCCAACAACATATCCCGAGGGCAATGCTCTCGCTAAGATGATCGTTAGGCAAACTGATGGAATGTGTGAGGATAGCGTCAACGTCAAGTTTGGTATGGAAGGCCATGTTTTCAAACAATTTCGTGGTGGTTCTTATAAATCAGATTTGTCAGTTGTCGGAGCCTGTATGGCACCCGTTATTCAGGATGGGAAAGCTCCAGTCATTTTCGGATTCCATATCGCTGGAGATTCGTCGATGAAAGGAGCTATGCAAACTGTTTTATTATCAGATCATGAAGAATGGTTGAAAAAATTGCAGGAGATCCCAGGGAACTTTGTTGGTGCCGAGGCTGGGATGATACCGCATGCCATCATGGGTAAACCCCTTATATCTGGACCTGTTCATCCACATGCAGAAGCGTCACGACTATCACCTCAGGCTGCTGTTGAAGTTTTGGGTTCCACCCCTTTGCGAGCAAAACAGAAGTCTGTGGTCACTAAGAGTATATTGTCCGATGCCGTGGCTGATGTCTATGGAGTTGAAAACAAATGGGGTCCACCTCAGTTGGAACCTAATTGGAAACGATTCAATGAGACACTTGAGCACATAGCCAATCCCAGCACAACTTTCAATCCAGCAGATCTCGAAGATGCTAGGCAAGATTGGATCAAGCCTTTAATCGCAGAGGCAGGTTCAGTGCCTGGTATCCGAGTTCTCACACTCAAGGAGTCCATTTTAGGAATAGAAGGAGAGAGATTCATTGACCCCTTGAATATGAGTACTAGTATGTGTCACCCGATCTTTGGAGGGAAGAGGAAGTATTTCACTGATGTTGTGGAAAATGGACAGCTTGTAGATAGGCTTCCGAACGCAGATATTCTGTTTGAAATGGACAGATTGGAGAAAAGTTGGAAGGCAGGAGTGCGAGCATACCCTGTTTGGTCGAGTAGTCTTAAGGACGAACCAGTGCTTAATACGAAAGAGACAGTACGTTGTTTCCAAGGTTCTCCTGTCGCACTTACCATTTTGATGCGTAAGTACTTCCTGAGCATATCCAGATACATCGGTTGCAAACCGATTTTGGCTGAATGTGCTGTGGGTGTTAATGCATTTGGACCTGGTTGGTCCAAGTTAATGAAACATGCCACTAAGTACGATAAACATCTAGGATGGGATTACAAGAAGTACGACTTGAGGATGACAAGTCAGATGACGATTGCTGCTTATTTGAGTCTCATTGAGATAGCTGCTGCCCATGGTTATTTGAAAGAGGATTTGCATGTCATGCGTATGATGGTGTATGATATAGTACATCCTCTATTAGATTTCAATGGAACATTGTTGCAGGCGTTCAACATGAACACCTCAGGTAATAGCCTTACGGTAATAATCAACAGCATTTGCGGATCATTGTATGCCCGATTGGGATTCTTAATGATGTATCCGGGTGTTGATTTCCGAAGCGCTGTTGCAGCTTTGACTTATGGTGATGACTTTAAAGGAACAGTGAAGGATGCTTATGATAAATTTAATTTTGTGAGTTTCATGCACTTCCTAAGTGAAGTCGGTGTGACTATCACCCATCCTGACAAGTCAGCTACGTGCGTCGAGTTCCTAGATGAGGGAGCAGCAGATTTCCTCAAGCGAGAGGATAACTACATCCCAGAAATTGGCACATCGGTCGGAAAGTTGCATGAAGATTCAATCTTCAAATCAATGCACAGAAACTTGAGATCGAAAACAGCAACACCTCGTGAAGTTGCTGTTAGTGTCGTGGAAGGTGCCTGCCATGAATGGTTCGCACATGGTCGTGAAGTGTATGATGATAGAGTAGGAAAGATGCGGTTAGTTTGTGCCCAGGTCAAACTACCCATTCCTATTCTCGACATGACTTTTGACGACCGTGTCGAGTTTTGGAAGGACAAGTACCTTTAATTAATCGGAAAAATTATTTTGTCCCTCTGTGCGCTCCCTGTGCACACTAAGTTAAAAGGAAACATGCAGTTGGTTACCATACATATTTTACACGTATTCATTTTATATATATAGGCTTCTGTGTGTCAGCAAGGCCCTCGTGTCTTACCCCTATTTAGGGGTGTGTTTCGCTAACACTAGAGAATGCAACCACCAATCAGATTGATTCACCTGATTGTGTGTAAATAACGAATTACTTTATATTTTACATTTTATATATTACATATTGCAGGTTTAGTGTTACCCTTTAAAACATTAGCACCAGAGAGTGCGATGCTTCCTCACTCCGCTGAGGAAGTTTCTGGAGAAATTGTGGATGTTGAGCAGAATGTCACATTTCACGATTTGAATCAGGGTGAAACTGCTGGAATTGAAGCACCTATTACTGTATTAACAGAAGCACCAATGACAACCGATATGTCTTTGCAAGATTTCATGTCTAGGCCCATTAAGATTAGAGATGTCACATGGCCCTCAG